CAAAAACAAATTCCAGATGAGGTTATTAATACTTTCAATGAGTTGATAGCTCAGAACTTCAATGGTTATTCAGCTACAGTTATTCAAAAAGAGGTTGTTGCTCTCTTAGAAAAAAGAGGTTTTAGCAGAGAGGAAATCTTTAACTACCATCTTCTAGATGTAGAAGGCATCTATAGAGATGTTGGTTGGGAAGTGAAGTATGATAAACCTGCTTATTGTGAATCGTATGATGCTTACTTTGAATTTAAGGAGCAAAAATGAGTACTAGAGCCTTGGCAAAAATTTATGATGATGATGGAAAGACAGTTATTACCGCAATATACAAACATTGGGATGGTTATCCTGAAGGGTTTGGAGCAGACTTAGAGAAGTTTGCCTCTAAGTTTACCTTAGTAAATGGTATTCCTGGTGGAGCAGATAAACGAGTTGTTGCTAATGGAATGAGTTGCTTTGCTGCTTCTTTAATTAAAGAGTTTAAAGATGAAGCTGGTGATGTGTATATCTTTCCACCTGATGCAAGAGATGTTGGTGAGGAATATACTTATCATGTAAAGCCCGATGGCGGCAAAATAACTGTAACCTGTGAATCTAAATATGGGGAGGATGAAGATGAGGAATAGTTTAAATCCTAACGATGATATTTGGTTGGCTCTTGACTGTAATTATCCTAAATCTTTTGGAGTTGGAGAGGTAGAATCTATTGAAGCTGAAGTTCCTGGTGCCAATGATGAGCTTAGTTGGTGGTGGATTCTTCGACTTACCAATGACAGATACATTCTTGTATCGGGTTGGTGTGATTACACTGGTTGGGATTGCCAGAGTGGTATTACAGAGTATGAAATTGTAGATACTGCTCTTGCTGCCGCTCAGATTGCTCCTGAATTTGAGAATGAGTGGAGAGACGAAGGTAGAGAGATTAAAAAGAATCTTGTCAATCAGATTCTTGGAGAACAGCCATTTGGTACTGAAGTCAAGATTAGAAAAATCGGACTTGGATGAAGCGCCGGGAGCCTACAAAGATATTGATACCATAATGGAGAACCAGAAAGATTTGGTTACTCCTATTGTAAAGCTCAGACCTTTGGCGGTGGTTAAAGGATGAATGATGCACTTGGCGATAGAATGAAGAACAACTATGAGCAGGCATTCTCCAGCTATTTACCCTGGAGAATGCCTGTTATCATACGAGTAGATGGGAGAGCATTCCATACGCTCACTAGAGGGTTGCAGAAGCCTTTTGATATAGAGTTCATAGCTCATATGAACGTGGTAATGAGGAAGATGTGTACCGGCATAGACACGGTACGTTTTGCCTATTGCCAATCCGACGAGATTTCCCTCCTTTTAATCCCTTACAATAAACTTGCATCGCAGCCGTGGTTTCGAAATGATGTACAGAAAATCGCAAGTATATCTGCGAGTCTCGCTGCTTCTGCGTTTTGTTTAAGCACAGGGAAAGAAGCTACTTTTGATTCTAGATGCTTTGCTATTCCAGAGGATGAAGTATGTAACTATTTTATTTGGAGACAGCAAGACGCTATCAGAAACTCTATTCAAATGGTGGCTCGTTCTATCTTCAGTCATAAGCAGTTGCATGGAATGAATTGTAATAGTATGCTTGATATGATTATGGAGCATGGAAAACCGTGGGATGAATATCCTCTCTATCAGCAGAGAGGTCGAGCTATGTACAAAGATAGAGACGGTTGCTGGCTGCTTGATGAGAACATTCCAGTATTTGCTGATGATAGAGTTTTTATCAATCAGTGGTTGATAACGGAGGAATGATATGGATAATGGACTTTCATTAGAAACTGAACAAGCTATTTATGCTATTTGTGATGAGTGGTGGTCTAGTCATACTCCTAGAAAATTGGTAGGGTTTGCGGAAGAAATGTGTAAGTATGGTATGCCAGAAGACGAAGCGGTTGAGCTTTTGACTAATATGTATTACACTGTAGCGAATGAGTATGGTGATTAAGATGCTTTGTCCTGAGTGTGGTGGAGATAGAGTGCATAAGATTAAAGATAAGTCAGGTGAAAGAATAAAACAGAGGCGCTCTAAACTTATGACCTGTTCTGATTGTGGTTATACGTTCAGATGGGTAGACCTTTGTGGAAAGGAAAAGAAGAATGACACTTAAAACGCTGATGCAACAAGATGAAGAACCGAAGACGCAAGTAGCTGTAAAGGAACGTACTAAAACGTTCCTAAAATTGCCTCTGACTAAGCAGGAAATGATATTGACAGCGGCCATTACCTATGAGATAATGAATCAACAGGAGAAGCTGCTCAAAGCTAAGAGAGACAAAGAAGTTCGTCCTATTGTTGAAGGCGCTGCTGATGCATATGGAGTGGAAGACCAGAACGGTCATTTACATCTTGTCATGGATGATGCCGAGATTGTTAGGACCAAGAAAATCTCTCGTACTCTCAATACGATTGCCGCTGAACAGCTTTTGAAAGAGAAAGGTCTTTATGATTCCTGTATTATGCAGGTAATCTCTTGGGAGATTGATGAGGAAAAAATTATTGAGGCGTACAATGCTGGTAAGATTACAGCATCCGAGCTTGATGATATATTCTCCGAGAACATTTCTTGGGCTACCAAAGTCAATACTAGTGTCGAAGAAGTAAAGACCATAGAGAAACTGCGTAAAGAAATTGAAAAAGCAAAACAAGGAGAATTGCCAGAAGTTGAATCCTCATGATGAAGAGTTTGTAAATAACAAAGTATATAGGATTGCCTATAGACCTTTGAGGAATCCAGCTTACAGTCAAGTTTTGGATGTGGAACTATCCTGTCCTAGATGTGGAGAAACTAGTTGGATTTATCATAACAGAACTGGTCAGGGGAAACTTCCTAAAGACCAGATGAAATGGAAATGTGAAAAATGCGGTCAATGGTTTATCTGCAATAAGACAGAGATTACTAAGATTATAGGATTGTAATCATGCACGTATATCAAATCAGAGAGCATGAAGTTCCGTTGTTTCCTATCAGGTATGTGAAGGCTCTGTTTGGCACTTCTAAAAGTGCTGTCAATAGAAAGATTGAAAGAGGCCATCTTCCTCCAGCGAACTTTTACAATGAGAGGAAAGTGCGCCTCTATTCCATTGAAGACCTTGCTGTGATAGAATATATCTACAAGGAGGTTTGGCCTTATAAGCAGGGTATCAAGATTCCTGAATGGGTAAAAGAGCTTTCAGCCGATGCCCTTGCACTTTCCAAGCAGATTGTGATAAACTATGGGCAGTCTCAGGATGCAGATGATTGGCTAGAGATTGACCGTAAATATAAGAAGTTCAGTCGTTTCAGGCTTCAAATCTATATTGATAGCTGGAGACGTAGACTGCTTGATGTTGACAAATTCTTTCCTGAACTAGTAGATGATGAAGACGATTGGTAGGATGGTAAGACCATGAAATTTAAGGTTGGAGATAAAGTAAAGTACGTTAAAAACACGGAAGACCCTAGTAATTATTGGAATATCCCTCTAGAAACAGAGGGGGAAGTTGTAGAGATTCTGCCCTAGAAGAAGGACCAGAAGGAGAAAGTGCTTATATTGTAAATCTACAAATAAATATTCCTATAGAGTTTGATAACCTTACGTTTTCTGATGAAATGGAGTTAGTAGAATGAAGCAAGGATTTGTAGCAGGATGTTCTATCGAGGTAACTCTGAGTCTTGGAGAAAATACTTACGAGTTTGTGAAGCCGAGCTATTATGCTGGTGTCACAGAAGAGTGGGATACAGAAAAAGATGGAGAAATGTCAGAAGAAGCTCTTAAAGAGCGTATCACTCATTTTCATAAAGAACTTCGTAGAATTGTAGAAGATGAAATTGATATAGATATTTATGATATTAAACAAGTAAAGCTTTATCAGGAAATTCTAAGAGAGAAAGGCAAGAAAAAGTAATGCCTTGGTAGGAAGTATTAATCACTGTATTTGGAAGTCTAGCAGCATTGGGCTTCTTTACTATTTTAGGTTTTGTTATAGCAACAGCAATAAGTGTCGGAAAAGAATTTAAGAAATAGGAGGATTAATGGGTTGGTACAGTAAAGGATTTGAGGAAGCGGAAGCACAAGCAGCAGCCACTCAAGGAAATTGGACTAGAGAGTTCTTCCTTAAAAGTGGGGAAGAAGCTCAAGGAGTTCGTATTCTTGATGATGATTCCTTCAACATTCGCGCTCATTTTGTAAAGGGTAAAGGCTGGTTCACTTGCATTCAGGACATTAGTGACGAAAGATGCCCATTGTGTGAGGAAGCTAATACTCCTAAATCCCCTGTGGGTAGAGCGCAGAATCAATTTGTGTTTAATGTGTTTGACCCTAGGGAATACACAGACCGCAAAGGGGAAACCCATAAAGACCAAGTAAAGATTTGGAGAGTGGGAATTACCCTGCTTCGTGTTCTCAATAAGAAGAGGAATAAGTATGGTCCATATCCGACTTGGGTTATGGAAATCAGTAAAATGGGTTCAGGTCAAAGTACTGCCTGGAACATCGAAGTGGAAAAAGCCACTAAGAAGTTTACCCTTCCAGAAGGTCAGGAATTGTATGACCTTGAAGAAGCTCTAGCTCCTAAGACTAGGGCTGAACTTATCGCCATTATTAACAATGCGCCGGTTACGGCTTCTAATGAAAATGATGACGATGATGACGATGATGAAGATATTGATTGGAAAAAGGGATAAGCAAAAGAAAGGGGAGCAGTATATTTTGCTGCTCCCCTATTTCTTTTTAACTTTGTTAGGGTAAAAAAGATGATTATTACAACAGAAGAAGAGCTTAATCAAGTATTGGAAATTTTATCAACTTCTGAGTACATCGCGTTTGACTTCGAAACTAATCCATCAGGTGCATATCCTGGCGTTGAATATAAAGAAGCAGCCCTTCATCACAAGATGTGTGAGATAGAAGGACTTGCATTAAGAAGCGAAACTCTAGAGCCTATTTATATTCCTTTCAATGACACGAACATACCAAGACTCGTCTTAGTTGAGAGGTTAAGAGGTCTTTTTAGTCAAGATTCCTTGTTCATAGCTCACAACATTCAATTCGATGCTAAGATAGCAGATTACTTTTTTGGTGTAAGACCAAAACATAAGTTCTGTACTTTGGTAGGTTATTGGTATCTTGATGAGAATGCTATAAAAGATGCTAAGACATTAGGCTCAGAGCTTTTTGATATGAAAATGATTAAGTTTGATGAGGCTAGAAAGCTCAGTAAAGAAGAGTTTTATGAATATGCTAAGAGAGATGCGGAAGTTGCATACCGTCTCTATTTTTACTTGAAAGATAGCTTAGAAGAGAAACACTTCGACTTAGCTTCTGATATCGAGATGAGTTTTATTGATGTTCTTATTGATATGACTCTACATGGTACTCCATGTGACCTTGATTATCTGAAAAGAGGCGAAGATATTCTCACCAATAAAGCAATAGAATTAGAAGCTAAAATCTATAGAGAGCTTGGAGAGTTTAACATAGGTTCTCCACAGCAGCTTTGTGAGAAAATCTTTGGAATAAAGATTAAAAGGAAAAAAGGTGAAGGAGTTACTCTAACTAAAGTAGATGACTATTCTCCTAAAAAATATGCTAAACCTTCGATATGGAATAATATTGAAGACCCGAGTAAGAGAACGCCGAGTACTAATGAAAAAGCTTTAAGTAGACTTGATACTCCTGCTGCAAATCTGATTAAAGAGTATCGTGGCATCAAAAAGTTGCTTTCTACTTATGCTGTTGGCTATCAAAAGTATGTTGTTGATGGAAGAATCTATCCTACATTCAATAACTCTGGACGAGAAGCATACCAATATGGAACAGTGACAGGAAGATTAAGCTCTTCCGCACCTAACATGCAGAACATTCCTCATGAGCCAATCTATAAGGATACTACTGATTCATGGTGGCTTAGAGAGGCTATTTATGCTCCTGAAGGATATGATTTGATTATTGCTGATGAAGCGCAGTTGGAAGTACGTTTGCTGGCTCATTACAGCCAGGATGAAAAGCTTATTGCAGCTATCAAATCAGGCGAAGATATCCATTTGGCTACAGCAAAAATTCTTTTTGAGAAAGAAGATATTACTCCAGAAGAGAGACGTACAGCTAAGACACAAAACTTTGCTACAGCTTATGGTCAAGGAATTCAGGCTATGGCAGAAATCTTGTTTAAGGATACCTCAGATGAATCCAAAGAAAAAGCCAAACAGCTAAGATATAGATACTATGCTAAGTTTAAAACTCTTGAAGCCTGGGTTAAATTTGTTGGTGATAGGATGGCCTCTACTAAAAACAAAGACCATCATGTAAAGACAATTCTTGGTAGAAAAAGAAGGCTGTTTCATGGCCTTCCTGTGATATACTCTACTGATGATGAAGAGACTGTAAAGCATAAAAGAGGACAAATAGCTAGGTGTAAGCGCCAAGCTGTTAACTCTATTATCCAAGGTTCTGCTTCAGATGTACTAAAAGCAGCTATGGTTTGGATTCATCGAGACTTTAAAGAAGAAGGACTTGATGCCCATATTCTATTGCAGATTCATGACGAACTTGTGGTAGAATGTAAGCATGAACAGTCTGAACAAGCGGCTGCGATTATGAAGAAGCATATGGAACATCCTTTCAATGACGATTTGAGAGTACCTCTTGAAGTTAACCCTATTATCTGTAAAAAATGGAGTGAGGGAAAGAATTAAATGGAAAGCAAAATTAAGAGGGTTTGGTTTACTGGCGCTCATGGTACAGGTAAGACTACTCAGCTAGATTATTTTCGTAATGTACATCCAGAATATACTAAAG